AGAATGAACAGTTTGACCGGCTCATTGAAAAATATCGGACTGATTAAAGCGGGATTAGCTGCGGTCCTCGCAGTGGTTCTTGCGGGTGCGCTCGTTCACGCGGCATCCGACCAGCTTAAAGCTGCCCGGATGACGAACAGTACCTTGGCCTCGCAGATCGATGACAAGGTTGGGGAGCTTGAAACCGCCCTTGGAATAATCCTTGGCATCACCCTGGACACTAATGTATCTGCCATATTCAGCATTGGCAGCACCGGACTCATCACGGTCCAGTACGATCTCACCTTGCCAGATTCAACGGCCTTAACGATGGGAACAGGAGGTGACGTAGATATCGAATATGACGGGACCGACCTGCTTATTAACCCGGCAGTAGTGGGGTCTGGTGATGTGGTAATCACTGGTGGATCGGTGGAGCTAGAAGACAGCGAGAGCGTTACCCTTGGCACGGGTAAGGATGCCACAGTCCTGTATGACGGCACCGATGTGGTGATTAATCCACGAGTGGTTGGTTCCGGTGGCGTGAAGCTGGATGCCGGGACTTTGTTTATCAAGGAACAGGCCGACGCTGATACGGACAAGGCCGCGTACGGCCAGATCTGGGTCAATACCGCAACGCCCAACACCCTTTTCTTTACTGATGATGCCGGGACAGACACCCAATTAGGAGCCGCCGGTGGCACCGACATGACCGCCCATGCCGTGACCATGGGAGGGGGTACCGCGGGTACGGACATTGTGTGGACGTTCGATGGAGAGAACAACGACGGCGTGTTTAGTTGGATGGAGGATGAGGACTACTTTAGATTATCTGATAATATACAGCTTTTAGACAACGTAGGCATAATCTTTGGAAATGGTTCTGACATGACCTTTCAGTCCACTGGGGCGAACGTCATTGTTAGTGGCTCCGGGCAACTTAGTCTTGATGACACGCAATTAGAGGTTAGGAAAGATAGTACTACTGTTATTCTTGTTGACCGTGGCGTTAACGACGGTACGCTGATTTCTCTAAAGCAAGCAACTTCCGAGGAGGGGAGAATAGATGTTTCTGGAACTACCGTCGGTTATCAGACATTCATGGGTGCTCACTGGGCGCAATTCCTTGGCCCCGTGCCTCAGGTTGAGTTTGGTCATGTAGTTGTTGCAACTGGAGACATAATCCCGCTGAGAACAGCGCAGCAAAATCGCGGACCATATGACATTGCGAAGCTAGCAATGGTGAAAATGTCTTCTTCTCGTGGACAACGAGCAATTTACGGCGTGTATCGTCATCTTGAGAAAGATTCGGAAATGAACAGTGTCTCGTTTGATCGCAAGGGCAACCCGGTTGCCAGTATAGCCGCACTTGGTTTGTTCGTCGTGAGGGTGACCGATACCGCTGGCAACATTGCCAACGGCGACTATCTCCAGACCTCCCCTCGTGCTGGCGAGGCCGAGAAGCAGGTTGACGGTTCCATGGTTTACGATCCTCACCTGATGGATAAAACGGTCGCTAAGGCCCTCGTAAATGTGGATTGGGAGACCGTGAGCGTAGATCCAACGCTTGGCTACAAGTGGAAATTGATCCCCGCAACTTTACACTCAGGATAGAAATGGCTGACACCGCACCTGAAATAGAAATCCCTGAACCGTCACGCGGACTCAGAGGAAACCTTGGCAGGATGAAAGTTCCGCCGGGTTTCGCCTTCCAGATGGAGAACTGGCTTCTCAGGTACGGCGACTTCGGGGTCCGTCCCGGTTTCGGCCAGACGTTCGGGAGCGATATCAATCAACGAGCTACGGGCTTCGCCCAATACAGGGGCCAGGACGGTGAGCTTCGCACGGTGATCGGGACAACCGTGGGATGGCACAAGTTCGATGCCGGGACCGATGCCTGGATTGATATTACCGGCACCGCGCTGACAGCCACCGTAATGCAAAAACAGATTTTCCGTACCTTCAAGAAGGGCGGCTCGACAATCCTCCTGGGAATCAACGAAGCGGATGTTCTACAGGAATGGGACGGGGATGCAGCGGCCTATAATGCGGCGGCTGGATCTCCACCCAAGGCGGTTTGCATGGGTGTGGCGTTTAACCGGGTGCTACTTGGCAACCTTCTAAGCGGATCGACGGTTTCTTCGGTGGCTGTGGAGGTTTCTGCGGATCTGGACTTCGAGAGCGGTTGGGGATCGAACGTCACGCTACTAGCTGACACGCCGGGGGCCATCGTGTGCTTTGCGGAAGCAGGGGCGTTGCAGACTTATGTGATCAAGAAGGACGCGATCTATGCAGCGACGGCGATCAGCGGCCTGGCACCGTTCCGCTACGACATTATCCCCTCCACGGTGGGAATGAGAGGGCCGAGTTCCGCTAACAACATTGCTACCGATTCCAGGGGGTTCCGCTATTGGCTGGGTGAGGACGGTGGAGCGTACCGCTTTGATGGAGTGGGTATCACCGACCTGGGAGAGCATATTCGCAAGTATGTCACGGACAATGGATCATTCGCGAGTTTCGGCAGGTCATTCTCCTTTGTTAATCAGAAGCACAACGAGTTGTGGATGTTTTTCCCTGAGACTGGGAACGCAGACTGTAACCTTGCCCTCCTGATAAACCTAGACAACTTCGATGCCTACCCATTTAGGTTCGATACGCTTCGGTTCTCAGCCGGGATGGCCCTGGACGCGGCCACCGGGCTGACCGTTGGGGAGCTGGCCGGTACGATTGGATCTCAAACCCTTACCATTGGGGAGTTCCAGAGCATTGTGCCGAGAGTCATTGTCACCGACATTAACGGTCAGTCCTACATGGATGTGGGCAACATCGATGGATCTTCGGGGATCATCCACTCCTGGGAGACCGGGATGTTTCAGTTGGGAACCAGGCGAAGCTACAAGCGGGTGGAGCAAGTCGATCATCACTACAAACTATCACCATCGAGTCAGACGGTGAGTGTCCAGCTGGGTTACAGCGAACACGGTGAAGATCCGAGCTACACTGCGGCACAAGATCTCGATGTGGGCGCAACTGGCCCGTACGTCACCGGGCATCGACAGCCGGGGAGGCTGTTCTCCTTGAAGAAATCTGGCACCAACACCGACGAGATTATCTATCGGGGTTCCGTTGCCGGGGTAGAAGTGGACGGGGGAAGGTAATGGCCGAGACCCAACGAGTACCTTTATTTATCAGGATGCCCGCTGCGCCGATTAGTGAAAAGGATCTACTGCGGTGGGCAAGGGAAATCACGGTTGCCCTATCCCAAGATCACATCCTCGTGGTGCGAAGGCTGGAAGAGATCCCATTGCAGGGAATCACCGCAGAGCGTCCCACGGCGGACGGGTCTAGGCGTTTTTTTTGGGACGAGACAACGAGCAAACTCTACTACGATCACGGGGCATGGAGCGAGGTGGGCGTATGAACGCAAAGAGAAGAGAGAAGCCGATTAGCATTAACCGGGCCAGGCCGGTGCCAACAATTCACTACCTACAGAAAGACTCACCGCTTCACCGGGCGTTGATGGGAATGACCCTGGAGCGTATCCGGGGATTTTCGAGGAAGTATCCAGCCACTGATAGCAACGGGGATATCTTGGCCCAATGGGTAGATGAGGACTTCGTTAAACCTGATCCCAAGACAGTGCTTTTCGTTGCAGAGCGTGACGGCAAGATAGTAGCGCATTTTTTCGGTGCCATTATGAAAAACGATCTGGCCGGGGGGAAGCTATATCTCCACCTCCTACAGTGGGAGATGGACCGCAATCATGGTCTACCGAGAGACCTTGAGATGGCGGTATGGGAGCAGATGATGGAATGGGGTCGAATTCATAACGCGGAGTGGGTCTCGCTTGAATGCGATAATCCGAAATTATGTGACCGTTACGAAAAGGAATATGGGTTTACACCGAGGAGAATCGTTATGAGGAGAGAGTTATGAAAAAGGCACTTGGGGCGCATTTATACAGATGGTTAAGGAATCAAGGTTGGCCGCAGGGTTTTAGAATCTTGTGCCATAACTGCAATATGGCTCGTGGGTTTTATGGTCGATGCCCACATGAGCAGTTGCTAGAGGAGGTGGCATAATGGGCGGCGGGCCGAGTGGTGGGACATCCACCAAGAGCCAAGTGGCAACCATTGCCCCTGAGTTGCAGCCCTTTTTTAAGGCTACCGGAGAGAGGGCTGAAGCTTTTCAGGGTGTGGCACCTCTTACTCCGTTCGTATCAGCCAGACCAGCTGGTGTGGCACCCCTGTCGGGAACGGAACGTGCCGGGATTACGGCAACGGGAACCCTGGCCGACAGACCAACTGGAGAGACCCAGGCCCTAGCAAGGATCGGGCAGATTCCTGGCATCACATCCCAACGGGTTGATCCTAGTAACCTGGCCGCACTCTCCCAGCGACGAATAGATCTTTCACCTACGCAAGCTCTGGCCGCACGTAGGGTGGGTGGAGCCGGGATTGAAAACGCGCCAGCAATCCAAGCGGCGAGACTGGCGTTTCGCACGGGAGCGCAACCCAATATCACTAGCCAGCTGACCTTGAGAGGCCTGGGTAGATCCACGGCGGCAGCTCCAGCACTAGCACGGGCGGAAGCGGAGTTTCTATACCCGGCGATCCAAGATGAGCTGGCCAGGGAAGAGCGACGAATTGAACGTGAGCTTGGCGTTTCCACCACAGGTCTGGGTCTTCAAGAGAGAGGCCTTGAGCGCGAGGTGGCGGCAGAGCAAGCTGGCATGGGCCTTGAAGAACGAGGAATCCAGCGCGAACTCGCAGGTGCTCTTGGTGCAGCTCCCCTCCAATTAGCGGCAGGGCAACAGGAGAGTGCAAGGGAGTTGGCCGCACTGGACGCTCAGTTGAGAGCTGGTGGAGTGGAAAGAATTGTGGATCAGGCAACGCTGAACGCGCAGCAACAAGATTTCCTCAGACGACAGTCTTTGAGTGAACAGGCCCTATTTGGCCCGTTGGGATCTGTTCTACCGAGTGCTATTGGACAAGAATCAATAACCAGAACTGAAGGGGGGGGTAAATAATCATGCCACTACCAGGAATGATTCCTTTACTCGTAATGGGTGCCTTGGCGGCTGGGTCCATAGGGACCGGGATCGCGGCTAGTAAAGCCAAGGGGCAGAAGAAAAAGAATCTCAGGCTTGCCAGCATACTGAGTGGGATCGGTTCCCTTGGTGCCGGTGGATTTGGTGCCTATCAAGCGGGATTGTTTCCACCTGGAACAGCGGCTGGAACAGCGGCTGGAACAGCGGCTGGAACAGCGGCTGGAACAGCACCTGGAACAGCGGCTGGAACAGCGGCTGGAACAGCGGCTGGAACAGCGGCTGGAACAGCACCTGGAACAGCGGCTGGAACAGCGGCTGGAACAGCGGCTGGAACAGCACCCACCACGCTTCCATTGGGGGGGAGCCTCAAGGACTGGAGGGAATGGCTTTCGACGGCGGGTGATGCGGCCCAGGTCGCCAGTGTTGGGAAGGACCTTCTTATCCCTACTCAAAGGACATCCACTGGAGGCCCTGGCCCGTTGGACAGCCTGTCGGCTGGATCAACGGACTTTACGCCTACAGCACCGCAATTTAATCGGCCCATCGTAGTGGAGACAATGCCGAATCCCCGCGCTCAAATCATAGAGACCACCCTGCCGAATCCGTCGGGGATCTCCCCAGTGCCGTATCCGGTTCGCCCCAGGAGTGCCTGGGGGCAGAGATGGGGCGGTGTAGGTGGAATCTGGGAATAAGGAGATAAAATGGCTCAAGCGAAAAAACCATCGTTGATCGGGGGTGCCTCCACCAAGATCCAAGACTTCCTGACCACCGACATTATGAGTCTTGTCTTACCGGCAGCAGCGGCATTCGGTGCGTTACGCGCACCCAAGACAACGAGGGGCGCACTCGCCGGGTTGAATCTTTTTACCGGGTTGACTGAGTATCGCGCTAAACGCGAGGCGAGAAAGAAGAAGCTCGCGCAAGAGGAGAAACTCGAAAAG